GCTATTCCAAGGGATGTGTCTACACGTTCTTTCTTAGAACGTGATTAGGAGTTAAATTACATGGCAGTTGTTGAATCTCAGGTAAGCGCACTCGAACTTGAGCGGGTTATCCCGAAGATTCGAGTTGCGTTTGAACGGGACGATAAATTCTACGCTAATATTGAGAAGCGTGATGTCGAGAAGATTTCTAATCGACAGATGCGCGTGCCGTTAGAATTACGTCCCGGTGGTTCGTTCCAGTATTTCGATGCTAATGGCGGAGATTTAGGTCGTGGCGGTGGTCCTACGTGGGATAAAGCGGTATTAAACTGTGTTTTTGCTAGCGAGAACATTGAATATACCAAGCTCACGGATTGGTCTACTAACACTGACCGTAAAGCTGTCGCTGGTGCAGTTCGAAAGTTAACTGCTACGGCTCTTTTAGAGCTTCGTCGGCAGTTAGACTCACAGGCTATGCAGGATGGCACTGGAGTTATTGGAACTGTTGATACGGATACGCCTGCGGGTGGTGAAAACGTTATTGTTGCGGAAAATGACTTCGGCGTTCGTTTAATGCGCTTTGGTCAGACCGTTCAGGTTTTTGACTCGACTCTTGCTACTAATCGTGGTTCTGCTACGATTACGTATTGGGATGTTGAGAACAAGACGGTTAAGCTGTCGCCGCAGATTACGGGTGTTACTGGTGGTGACTTAATTGTTACTGCTGGTATTTCTAGCCCGACTTCGTATCCTGCGTTGTATGGTGTGCCTTACCATCACAACTCTGCTAGCACCGGAACTTGGTTAGGTTTCTCGCGTTCGGCTACGCCTGAAATTCGTTCTAACCGTGTTAACGCTTCTAGCAATCCTCTCACTTTACCGTTACCGCGACTTGCTTTAAATAAGATTGGCAATCGCGTTGGTATTGATGAGAACTTTAAGCCTCAGGCATGGATGCATCCTGCTCAGGCTCAGGCATATGAGGAAATTGGTCAGCTTGTTTCTATTATTCAGAAGCAGGCAAAAGACGAATCTCTGAATATGTATTTCTCGGATAACATGCAGATGGCTGGTGCTCCGGTTAAGCAGTCGTTTAACTGGAATACTTCGCGCATCGACTTCGTTAATAATGATGTTTGGGGTCGCGCAGAAATTCTTCCTGTTGGTTTCTATAAGACTGACGGTCGGAATATCTTCGAGATTCGTGGTGCTAGCGGTGGCGTTGCTACTGCTGACATCTTCTACATGGTTGCTGGTATGCAGTTCTTTGTTAGCAATCCTGCTGCCACTGCTTATATTGATGGCCTGTCGGTTCCTTCAGGTTATTAATGGCTGGAACTTTAACTGTAACTGGTAAGACGGGGCCGGGAGTAACTCTCACGGCTGCCGTCTATACCGATTTATTGTTCTACCATGTAGATTGCGTCAACAATATTGTTAGCTTCCAGAAGAACGGTTCTCAGACTGTAAGCTACGTTACTGTTGTTGCAGCTGCCACGGTTACTGCTACTAAGTCTGGTAGCACGTGGACCTTAACCATTAGTTAACCTTAGAATCTGTGGAGGTGGTGGAATGATTCCGGGGTCAACTTCTAAATGTTCTGAACAGGCACTCGCAGCAGCTACTACGATTTACGCTAAGAGTGACATTGTTAATGTTTCGGATACCACGACTACTACTGATATTGCTACTATCGTTCCGCATTTTGAAGGATTTGGCGGAGTCCTACTTTTAGCAAATACTAGTGGTGGTAACTTAGGTCTTACAGCAGCAGGTAATATTGCTGTGGCCCGCACTATTCCAGATAAGATGCTTGTTGTTTTAGCATACAGCAAAGCTACTGGAAAGTGGTATCCTTCGGCAATTAGCTAGGGAGAGGAAATGTCCGACTTACTATTCCAGAACTTTTCGACTGTTCAGAGCAATCAGCAGCCGTCGCCTGTTAGTATGGCTGCGGCAACTACAATTGCGCCAACTACGCTTGTTACTATTTTAAGCGGAACTACGCAGTTGAAGACGATTACGCCTCCGGTTACGGGTCAGCATCTGTTATTCCTTATCTTTACAGATACGACTCCGGGAACTACATTAACTACGGGTAATATTCTGAATGCCGTTGTGCCTACTCAGAATGTGCCTAGTGGTTTCTTGTATGACCCAGCGCAGGCGAAATACTACGGTTGGGCTAATAACCTGACGTAAAGATTAGGGGACAGTAGATTTAGTTATTATGTGTTAGGGGGGAGCCTTAGTAACTTGCTACTGTCTCCTAATTAATATTATGAATATTGAAAGAGCCAAGAAAATACATGGTTGGATGAATGAGACTGAGCTGGAGTTTTTGGCTCAAACTGCGGCTCAGTCAAATCTAATCATTGAATTCGGCTGTTATAAAGGCCGTAGCACTCGCGCGCTTGCAGATAACACTAAAGGCAAAGTTATCGCAGTAGACCCTTGGAATGGAGATTATCCAGACCAACATGGTGGGATTCATTCAATCCGAACGGATGTTTACGATGAATTCATTGTTAATCTTAAAGACAAGATTGATGATGGAACCGTAACTCCAATTAGGGAGTATTCTACAAATTTCAAATATCAGTTGGGCCGTCAGTATGATTTTATTTTTATTGACGGGGACCACAGGTATGAAATTGTAAAATTAGATATTGTGTTAGGTTTACATCTTCTTAAACCTGGTGGAATTTTAGCCGGTCATGATTATACTCATTGTGACTGGCCCGGTGTTAAAAAAGCTGTAGATGAGTTTTATAAAACTATTAATTTAGTGGAGTCAATCTGGTGGATAAAAAAGTAAAAGTTGTAATGGGCATTCCTACAATGGAGTTTGCTAGGCAAGCTCGATTCTATGATGCTCTCTATTCAATTCAGAAGCCAGAGAACACTTTAATGTCTTTGGCGCATGGACAATCTCCTGCGTCAAATCGGAATGCGATTATTAAAAATGCATTAGCAGACCCGGAAGTAACTCATGTCTTCTTTATTGACGATGATGTTTTAATTCCGTCTGATGCATTAATGAAGTTACTCGCACATGATAAAGATATTGTATCAGGATTATATTTATTTCGTAGCTTTCCTCACGCTCCTATTGCTTTTAATGCAGCAATGAGTGATGGAAAGTGCCGATTTAAATTCTTGAACGATGATGAAACTGGATTAGTTCAAGTTGCTAATATCGGATTAGGTTGTGTCCTGATTAAGCGTGAAGTTTTTGAGCGATTAGGTGGACCTAACTGGATTACAATCGGCCAATTAAATAGCCAAGAGTGGAACGATGATATCGAGTTTTTCAATCGCTGTCGGTCCTTTGGTTATAAGCTCTGGCTCGATTTGGATGTTAGATGTGGACATATGGCGTCAGTTGCTGTATGGCCTGATTATCAAGATGGTAAATGGTTAACTGTATACGATACTCAGGGTAGAGGAAATGCAGCGTTTTTCCCTGCTGGTCCGAAGCAACTTTATCCTGATGATATGTATGAGCAAATGTTAGCACGGCGTAGAGCAGCCGGAGAAGTTCTACTGGAAGTGTAAAATGCCAGAGATTACAGAATCTTTAGAAGTTTTAAATGAACGACTAAAAGAACATTATGGCATTGATACCGAATCAAATCGTCCAATGTGGCGAATTGTTTGGAGTGATGACCAAGTAGAAAAGCGATACGGAACGTTTGAAGATTACGCAGGACCGATTTATCTTCGGACTGTTACTGAAGTAAGAGAAGTTAAAAAATATACTCATATTAATCCACCCGCGCATGTGTTAGAGCATTTAGTGGGTGTTGAAGGAAATCCTGAATTATTAGAGAAAACAAGTTACGAGCCAATTTTTACTTACCAGCATTTGTTAACTGGTAAAACATTACCACCGATTTGGCCTGTGACTAAATTAGTAATTGATTCGGTTATGTTGGCAATGAATCATCCGAATCCATTTGCAAAGTATAAAGATAATCCAAGAGAAGAAGCCGAAAAAGAATTTAGAAAAATGTATGACTACCTTTATGGTGATGAAACTAACACAACCGATGCATTAGCATATAAAGAGGGTGTGGTTGTGCCCAATAAACAGTTTGGAGAGTAATCATGGCAGTTGGTGTTGGTAGTTGGAATCCTTTTAAAAAGATTGCAGTGCGCGCTCCGGTTAACGAATACGATAAGAGCACGTTATTTAATATCTATTTTAAAGAATTCAATGAACGTAAGATTACATTACAGCCAGATAGGTATGTTATTCCTGCTGGTTCTTTTGAGGCTCCGAGTCGATTAGTTATCGGTCCTGCTAGCTGGTGGCGTGAAGTTAACGAAAACGAACCGTTATTAGAAATTCCGACTCCTTCTGCTGTATTAGCTGAATCTATTGTTCGCGATGCAGTTGCAGGAATGTTAGGATGTGATAACGTTCGCACCATGCCAGGTTTATTCTGGCTACCACATGACGTGTCAGTTGAAGAATTAAAAAGTAAATACTTAAATCATCTACTTAAAGCGCGTGAAAATCAGCATCGTTATTTCCAGAAGTTGGTAGAACTTGCTGATTCCTTCTGGGCACGAACTAACGGTAATCCCTTAGCAATTCACCACGATGCTAAAATTGCTGCACAAGCGTTAGGAATGGATAGGGAATGGGTTACGGCTACTGCACAATTTGCTCCACAAGTTGTTCGATGTGTTGCTTGTGGTTCAATGCGTAATCCTGATTATCCTGTTTGTCCGGTTTGTAAAGCGGTGGTAGACGTTGAAAAGGCTAAGACGTTGAAACTGAAGTTCGCTGAATAACTCAGGAGGATAGTGAGTATGTGGGTTGTCTTGTTAGTTGAAGCAGCAATGGTAATGGCTTCATGGGCGTATCTTGAAATTATGTATCGAGATGCGTATTGGTGTCAGACGATTCCCTATGAGAATGGGGATATTCAAGTCATCTGTTACTATTTACCATAGGAGTTATCATGTGGATAGTTTTCTGGTTTACTGCTGCTGAAATTTGGCTAGCATATGGATTGTTAGAGTATTTCTACGGTAGTAGTTCTGGTTATTATTGTTGGTTTACTCCCTACGAAGATGGTTCGGGTCAGGTAACGTGTCAGTATATTCCGTAAGGTAAATAATGGCAACTCCAGATGTAACAGCAGGCACCGTAATGGATGGTGCGCGTGGTGTGTTAAATGACCAGGATGCACAAATTTATACCAATGAGCGCCTGCTTGTTTATCTGAAGACCGCATTCCGGGAGTTACGGGAATTTTTAGAGCAATCTAATATTCCCGTAACTAACGTTGTAGATAGCGACCCCATTGAAGTAGATGCAAGTTCATCTAATATTCGAGTTGGTTTTGATACAACTCCAGGATTACCCGCAACTCTTGTAGAAATTCGGCAGGCTTGGTGGAGAACTAGAGATACTAATCCGTGGTATCCTTTAGTTCGTAAAGAATTCTTACCACCGCAGTTAGAAGGTATTGAATATACGGGACCAACATACTGGGCATGGTTAAATAACGCAATGGAGTTATTACCAATGACCAGTGATATTGACATTAAGCTTCAATATATTCAACAGCTCACTGAACCTGCTGACGAGAATTCAACTATCGGTGTTATTAACGGTCAAACTTTTTTAGAGTTTCGTGTTGCAGCATTAGCCGCTCGTTACATGATGGAAAATCCAGAGCGCGCGAATGCATTAGACATGGATGCTCAGCAAGCATTAGACCGTAGTATTAATATCGAAAACAAGGCGAAACAAAACATCTTTGTTCGTCGCCGCCCATTTAGAGGCAATTGGAAATCTAGGACGCCATTCTAATGCCATACCGTGGTCATGAACCAATTGAAATTAGTTCGTTTAAAGGACTTTACGACCAAGGAGATGTTGAAGAAGTTCCTTTAGACCATTTCACGGAATGTGAGAATATTCAATTTCCGAGTGATGATGCTATTTCAACTCGATATGGCATTGGTCCACATCAAACCGTAGATGTTCCAATTGCAAATGTAAAGAGAATTTATAATTACATTACGCCTACAGGCAATACTTTGCTGGTGCTAGCGACAAGCGCGCTTGGTATTCCGACAATTTATCATGTAGCTAATGCTACAACTGTTTATGTAGTTCTTACGATTGTTGGAATGGAAGATTTTGCATTTCAGCCTTTTGCTGGACGTGCATATATTTCGCCAGTAAGAACCTATACTAGTGGAACATTAGAACAAGAAAAAGGAATGTCTGGGGAGTTCCTTTATGTTTACATGGGCGCTGGGGTTGCTGCTAGAAAAGCCGCTTGTGCTGCCCCTACTGGTAACGTCGTTGCTGCTAATGGTGCTGCTGGTCATACTGATGCCGGAACTCATTTATTTGGGGTCGTTTTTGAAACGGACTCCGGTTATCTTTCGGCACCTGCTGCTTTTGACGATTTTACTACTAGCACTACTAGCTCTGTCTCTTTTACTTCCATTCCTGTTAGTGCTAATTCGGCTGTCGTAGCGCGTCATATTGTTGCGACTAAAGTAATTGAAGATTATAACGGCAATACTACTGGTTATACTTATTACTTTATTCCCGGCGCAACAGTTAATGATAATGTAACTACTACATTAGCTAATCAGTCATTCTACGACCAAGACTTATTAGACGATGCTAGTCATTTATTAGATAACTTTGCTGAAATACCGGCAGGTGCTAATCTTTTCATGTATCACAATCGGTTGTGCTTATGCACTCCGTATACTGATATTAGCGTCTTCTATGCTTCAGCACCGGGAGAGCCAGAAGCATTTAACCAGATTGATGGATTAGTTGAAGTTCCTGCTGATGGTAATCCAATTACTAATGGTGCAGAACTTCGAGATGTTCTTTATATTTTTAAACTGAACCGCACATATTCTTACGTTGATAATGATGATGAGCCTGGAACTTGGCCTTTATCAATTATTGACCAAGCATATGGTGCTCCAATTCATGGTATTGGAACAGTAATTGATTCTGGTTCTGGTAACGTAGATTTCTTAATTGTTGCTACCACGCGCGGTGTTGTAGTTTTCAATGGTCGTTACGCATTACCAGAGTTAACTTGGAAAATCCATGCATTCTGGTTAGGACAGGATAAGACAGAATTTCGTCGAGTTCAGATTATTAATGATACAATCAATCAAATAATTTACATCACGTTACCTGATGAAACATTATTGATTGGTGATTATAATAATGGATTCGACCCTCAAAATGTTCGCTGGGCAATTTGGCGATTTGATGTAACAGTTAATACGATTGCTCTAGTCAATATTAACGAGTTAATCATCGGAGCAGACCTGAACGCACCATGAGCTTAATTGTTCCAGTTACCATTCAAACAGCAGTTCTTACGGAATTACTTTCTGTAGATTTAAAACTGCGGTTATATTCTAATGTCTATACGCCCGGTCCTACCTCTGTAATTGGTTCGTTTACAGAGGTAACTGGTGGTGGATATGCAGCTAAAGATTTATTATCTGCTGATTGGACAATGGGAAGCACATCTCCCGTTACTGCCGTTCAAGCAGTTAAAACATTTAGTTTCATTAGCACTACAGGTGGCTCTGGGCTTGTATATGGATACTATGTAACTGATGCAGCAGGCACTACATTATATTGGGCAGAGCCTATGCCTGGTGCATATTATCCATTTACTCCGGCAAATACTGCGTATATTAAAATTTATCCAGCCATTGCAATTTCAGGCGGTGCATAATGGCAGGGACTTGGAAATTAACTGGATTTACCAATATTCGATATACTGATGCTGGGACTTATTGGTGGAGTAATTTACCAAATACTGGACCAGAATTAGTAAATCAACCGATGGGGTCTGGTGATGGTGTTTGGGGTAAAATTGCTGTTGCATTAAGCACTGGACAACTTTATTTAGATGGTGCTGTAACCCCAACCGCGTATGCAGACTTACCAGAAGATTTTGGTATTGATTCTATTACGTATGAAGATACTCCACCTTGGATAAAGGATGGTGTTAATCCATTCACTCCAAACTTTCCAGTAACGAGTGATGATGGAAATAGTCATGTGTTACGTGGTGGAGCAGCAGCGTATTACTGGACTATTGAACCTATCGGATTACAGGAATATCAAACTAATACGGGTGTCAATGCTTCAGTATTAACACTTGCTGACCCCTATTTAGGAGCTGGCTATCCTCCAGTTCTTACTAAGTGGAATGGATTTTTAAATGTTCTTTTAACTCAGGGAACATTTCAAATTACATTCTCACAGATGTCTGCGGCATTTGGTGCATACTTATTATACGTATTCACCCAATTCGCAACAGTCGATGCAAATGGTGTTGCAACTTCTAACTCTTGGGAAATTAATGGAACTTATGATAGTTTTCCACCGCCGCCGAATCCGACAATCAATCCTCTGGGTGGATTAAGTTTTGGTGGTGCGCCTGTAATTCAAGCATTAACTGATGCCTCTGGAATTTATACTTTAGTTCCAGGCCAGTATCATGATGAATTATATCAGCGAACTAGCACAACTACTTCGACGACAATAAGTGTCATGATTCCAGCACCTTTCTTTAAGACTGGATTTATCGGAGGAAACTAATGCCATCAGGTTATGATTTTCAACAGCATATAGTTTCAGTCCGAATGCGTATCTCAGGTTCAGGGGAGTTTTTAAGCACGTTATTAGCACTTGAAGGCGACCCTGAACAAGTATTAACTGATGTAACTTTACAGTCTACACCGAATCGACCTGTAAGTTTATTAGCTAATATGACTGCCATGCGCGTTCAGTTTTACGGGCGTATGGAAGCTATAGACGAGAACTTTACACTCAAGAACTTAACGTTCTACACTAAACCAGTAGCTAGTGGATACCCGCAGTAATGGCATTACAGCAGCCAGATAGATTAAAATCACAGCTATTAAATACTGGCTTACAGCAGAAAGACCCTGCTTTATACCAGATTATTAATAGTCTGATTGATATTATCCGAGCTGCTAATATTGAAATCACAGCCGTTTCGGAATCTTCAGGTGGTGGTAGTGCTGATGCGATTACTGAATTAACTACTGATGTTGTAGCAGTAGGTCCGGGTGCGGTTCCTGCTACAATTCAACCCTTAGCTGTAACAACGGCTAAGATTGATAACCTTGCTGTTACGACAGGTAAGATTGCTGACGATGCAGTAACTACGGTTAAAATTTTAGATGCCAATGTAACAACTCCGAAGATTGCAGATGACGCAGTTACAACGGCTAAGATTCTTAATGATAATGTAACCACTGCTAAAATAGCTGATAATGCTGTTACCTATGCAAAGATGCAGCAGGTATCAGACACTGAAAAATTATTAGGAAATGGTGATATTAGTGCTCCCGCAAATGTCCAGGAAATCGGACTGGGGGATAATCTTGAAATACAGGACGATACTTTACAAATTTACGTCGATGATGGAAGCGGTGGGACTACAGTGGGATTGGCTCACAAAGTCCTCTCTCCTACTCATAGTGATAGCCTCCCTGCTGATGCTGTTCTTGGGGATTTAATTGTTGCGGATAATGGTGGAGATTTACCCGGAACTTATGCAGGGTTCTTTTTAAGTTCTGCTGTAGTCGAAGACTTTGAGGGAATTAGATACGGCTACATGCGCGGGTTTAATGGCAATGAATTAAATTCTGGTAATCAGCTTTGGGGTGCTCCACCGCCGTTAGAATATATTGATGCGCCACAACCGGATACATGGTTAACTTGGAATCTAATTGATTTCTTTGCACAGGCATCAGTTGTTGAAGATTTCGAGGGTATCCGATTTAATATGATTGGTGAAACTCCTGGTGGGTTTCCCTATATTACAGGCAATAACTTTGCATGTGCAGCATCGTTACTTGCTATGGTTCCGGCGCCAGATTTAGCTAATCCAACATATGGAACTTTGTGGCAAAGATTAGCTGTTGGTATTACTGGTCAAGTAATTCAACCGATTGATGGTGTTCCTGGCTGGACTAGTGATTTAGAACTTGCAGGTAGCGCGCAAATTGACGGTGATTTAAATATTGATGGTGATGTAGATATTCAGGGAGATTTAGATGCTCTGAATGCTAGTGTTACTGTTCAAAATTTAACTGGATTGGGAACTGTTGGAGCACCGCAAGGTGATTTTGGCACATTAGAAGTAAATGATAGAGCAGTAGGTTTATGGGTTGATGTTGCATTTGCTGCTGGTAATTTCACAGCCAATGGTGGAACAACTCCTACTTGGACTTTAACGGCACCTGACCAAGTTTTATTCCGATATTGCTATATCGGATATAACTTGATGAAAATTCAGGTGTATCTTGCAACTACTACAGTTGCTTCTGTTGCTGGTGCTGTTACAGAATTAAGAATCTTGATTCCTGATAGTAGAGTTCCAGTTGGCACTCCTGCACATTTAGTAGGCGCGCAGGAAGCTGGTGCAGCAGTATTTGACGTGTATGCTACTACTGACCCCGCAATCGGAAATTATATTCTTGTTCGCACTTTCCCATTAGGTGGCGGTAGAGCTTTTAACCAAACGGCTAACGCTTCATATTTCGCTTTTACTATTGATATTAGGACAACTTAATGTCGTCATTTACTGCTACGCCATCGAATTTTACAAACAGCTCGGATGCTAATTTCCGTTCATGGGGAAGTTACGTTGCAGCTAGATTTTTAGCAGTTGGATTAGTTCAAACTGCTGATACTGGACAAATTAACTGGACTACTGTATTAGCGCCTGTTGCTGCTAATACTGTCCAGGGTTATGAAATTTGGCGATTTGCTGATACACTTCAGGCAACTGCACCTGTTTATTTTAAAGTGCAGTATGGCTCTGGTTCCAGCTCAGCCAATAATCCATTAATGCAGTTCACCTTTGGAACTGGTAGTGATGGTGCTGGTAACTTAACTGGCACATTATCTACTACAATGGCAGCAGGATTCACGGCTTATGCTACTGCTGGTTCATTGTTCGGTTCTGGTAGCACTAACCGATTCTGCATGGTTACATTCAACGGTGCTACTCAGGGATTGTATTTCGGCTTTGAACGAACTTTAGATTCTTCTGGCGAGCCTACTTCGGAAGGTGTTTGGTTCTTTGGTCGTGCGAATATTAACTCTAACTCGTTAGGAATTGGATTCTGGAATCGTTCTACTGGAATGGTAGGACCGGCATGGGCAGTGAATAATACCTTTGCTGGAATGTTCCCTGATACTACAGGTATTACTGGTGTTCAGACGATTGTTGCGCCAGTTTTCCCCGAAAAAGGAGTATTTGGAAATCCTGTATTAAGTTGTTGTGGATATTTAACAGGTGATATTGCGCCAAGTAGCACACCTACAATTTATGCATACGGTGCTGCTCATGTTTTCTATTGTATTCCAGCGGCAAATGGACCGGCAGCTAGTAACTGGCGCGGCCCATCACCTAGTGTTACAACTGAGGCATTTGCTATTCGGTATGAATAATGGCAATATATACAAAGTCGAATGCGGTTATTTTTACGGAATTAACTCCAGGGCTGGCATTTATATTATACGGTTTGGAGAAATTCCATAGGCAAAAGAAAGTTAATCAACCTGATAATTTGTGGATTACTTCAATAGCAGATTTTAAAGGTCATGTAGTTGGAAGTCGTCACTACACAAATGAAGCAGTTGATGTAAGGTCTAAAAATTTTAATAGTCGAGAAGATAAACGAATATTTCGGGCCGAGTTGGAAATGTTTCTTGGCCCATTCTTTCGCGTGTTGCTAGAGAATGAAGGCGGAGATAACGAACATTTTCACATTCAGGTTAAGAAAGGATTAAAATACCCATGAGCTGGACTTCGGAAAGTATGTTAGCAGATTTACAAGCCGAGCGCGCAAAGTATGGCGCTACGATGAATGATAATCAATGCGTTGAACTGTGTAATGCAGTTGCTTATAAGAACCGTGCAGATGGTTGGGGATTAAATAAAAAAGATGGCGGCACATTAGGAACTCGATATGATGGAACTACGTGTGCGCATGACGTATTACATCATCAGCCCACTAATAATTTATATGATTGTTTAATTGGTGCAGGTGCACAATCTACTCCTACATTTAATCTTTTAGGACAGAATACTAATTCTAGTAGGCCGTGGGTTGCACCTATTGTTCCTCAAAGTGGAACTGGTGGCGGTGGTGGAACTCCTACACCTCAGCCTAAGCCATGCAAAATGCCAGCATATGAAGCATTAGGTGGCGATAATGCTGGTAATAAAGTGGGCAATGTTTTATTCCACGATTATGAACGCGCAGGACAAGCTGCTAATCCAGGTATGGGAACTTGGTTTAACCGTGTAATGTATGATGCTGTTGCAGATGCAGTCCTGAATAATAATATTAATTATCAGAAGGCAATTGATAAGCATCGTGCTGGCTGGTGTTCAATTTTAGGCGTTCCTGTTGACGACTTTAAGGGATAAAACATGCCATTAGGCGGTGGAGTAGATAGAATCCAAACTATGAATGGTGGTGGAGGATTTTCCATGGGTCCAGATGGACAATGGATGAGAACTCCTGCGCCACCTCCTAGTTATACTGCTGAAAATGCTCTACCTAGAGCTATTGAACAGCAGGCCGGAGACTATGACCGTATTATGCAGGGCTATCAGCAACAGTATAATGCTGGTAATCCTGAATACGGGAACATAATGTCGCGCTATCAGCAGCTGTTAAATCAGCAGCAGAACGGTCCATCACATGCGACTTACGGCGAAACTAGCCAATTCAACGAGGCATTTAATAATGCTCGTGAGTTGGCGAGAACTGGCGGGTTATCTGATTCTGACCAGTCTAATTTACGTGCTCGTGGAGTATCACCGATTCGAGCGGCTTATCAGAATGCTTCTCGGAACATGGAGCGACAGGCTAGATTAGGCGGAGGACGTTCAGCTAATTATAATGCAGCAGCATCACGCATGGCTCGTGAACAGTCAGAATCTATGGCTGGAGCTATGAATAATGTTAATGCAGGAATTGCTGAAATGGTCCAGCGTGGTAGATTAACTGCTGCACCTATCATGGGTAACTTGGGTAATAGTTCAAGCGAACGTATGAACCAAGTGCGCATGTTTAATGCTAATGCTGATAATAGGCATGGCGAGAATATGGGCAGCTTATTAGGTGGGATGGCTCAATTAAGTAGCAGTGAAGCTATGCGTAGAATGCAGGCTTTACAGGGTCAAACTTCCCTATACGGAACCACGCCAGCATTAGTTAATACATTCGGTCAGCAAGTTGCACAGAATACAGGACTTACTCAGAATGCTGCTAGAAATAGTGGTGTTGTTAGACGTGGTGGCGGTGGCGGTGGTGCTTCGATTGGAATGTAAGCTATGAATTTCTTAGACCGTCTTAGAACTCCTAGCTTTGGTGTTAATGGTAACTCTGCTTACGCTTATACACCCGTAGGCAGAGAAGACCTTGATGCTATGCGTCCGTATATTGAACGCGCAGGTCCAGACCCAGCACCTGTAAATATTCCTATGCCTCAGAACTATGGTGGTAGAGGAATGTTTGGACCAGCACAACGAGGTAATGAATTTGGTCCTCAGGGAATTCAGAATACTACTGGATTCTCTCAGGAAGCACCTAATGTTGTGTATGACCAGAGACCAGAGCAATTTGAAAAAGAACTTAAACTGAAGAAGCGTCAGCTTGATATTAATGAAAAGCAAGTTGATTATCTTGGTGGCTTAAAAGGTTACGATGCAGAGACTCGGCGTATGAATGCTGAGACTGCATTAGATAGAAATTCAATTGCTCGTTTCAGGGCTGAGAATCCTAATGCCGTTATTAAAATGTTACCCGGTGGTAACGTAGTTGCTATTGACCCACAGACTAATCAAGTTACTGACCTTGGTTATTCCAGTGGATTAATGGATGATAGGTCTAAAATTACATTACAGCAGCAGGGTAAAGAAACTCTTGCTGGTGTTAATAATGCTGCTGCTCAGACCCGTGCAGAGACTATGGCAACTGCAATGGGTGAACGAACAGCAGCTAATAATCAAAATGATTTAACTGAAATTGTCATGCGCGCTGTTGCTGCTGCAACTGGTAAGGGTTCGGAAACTCCTAGCCTTAGTGACCAGGCTGCGCGTGCTGCACAATTCATTAATGAAAATCCGTGGGCTAGAGAGTTTGTCCACATTAGTCCAGATGGTAAGGGTGTTGTTATTGATGCACCTAGACCAGAAGAAGGTTCAGGTCAAACTGGTAATGCTGGTGACGGCGGAACTATGTTTGATAAATTAAAGAATGCTTTAGGACGTAAAACTCAAGGTCCAACTAATGACCAATGGCGTCAGATTAATACTGGGGTATATCAGCCTCGTGTTGATGTAAGCAAGATTATCCGTAATACGGGAGAAATTGCTTCACCCTTTATGAATAATAATCCTACCATCAATGCAGGTGGAAAAATTGAAGGTGGTGGGTCTAATGAAGAATTTATTACAATGGAAAAGGATGGAAAGCGTAAGAAAGTTCCTAAGTCGGAACAGAAAAAATGGGAAGGTCTTGGGGCTAAGGTGGTTCAATAATGCCGCAAAAACCTAGAGACCCTTGGGATGAATTACCAGATGCAGATGCAGAATGGGATTCATTACCAGAAGTAACTGACATGGATAAGCCCCTAGAGTCTCGTGCTCTGGGGGTTTCCCCTGAATCATTTGCTCAAACTGTTCAACCCGTAAGTTCTGAACCTTATCAGCCTAGCCTATGGGAGAGATTCCGTAGTCCTATGACTGATATATTCTCACGCGCAGGTCAGGCTTTAGAAGACTTTGGAGGTCATCCAGATTATTCTCAGATGAGCCATTTAGACCCTTATCAACAAATGGAATTAGGTGCATTATCTGAAGCTCCAAGTGTAATTGGTCAAGCTGCGGATAGTATGACTGCACCTATGAATGCTATTCCAGCAATTGCTACGTTAGGTGGAAGTGCAACAGCTAGTCCGATACTTAATGGAATTGTGCGCGGGGCTGGTGCTTTACAAGCTGTTAGTGGTGTTCAAAATACTTTAGAAGCTGACAATCCTGTTAGTGCTGGGTTAGGTATTTTAGAAACTCTTGGCGGTGGGTTAGGCGCTGCTGGTAAATTTAATCCTAAAGCACCTAAAGCTGAAATAGCACCGGGATATATTACAGGTAAATCAACGTTATCTATTCCGGGTGATGTTAAAGTTCCTGCTGTTGCAGAAGCAGTAACTGAAGCTGCACCTAAAGTTAACAACCTAGACTATAGTCCTACATCGCTTAAGAAGGCTACAAAAATTGTAGGTGAAAATGGATTACCGATGGAGAATCTATCGGCTAATCAGATTATTGAATTAGCTGAAACTTTACAGCCAGGTCATCAGGGTTCTAAGACTGCGGCTGAAATAATTAATAAATCAATTGCTAAGCCTAATCTGCCTAAAGTAACGTTAAATAAAGACGGAACTTGGACACCTGAAAAATATCCTGATTATAAAGTTAATGCACAGACTGGTGAAATTGTTGGAACCCATAGTGGTAAGCCAGTTGATTTAAAGACAGTGCCTGAGGAAGTTAAGAGAGGATTTATTACTGAGGCAGGAAATACTGCACGCGCGATGGTAGGTTCTATGGATATGTCCTTCCCATTTAGACAGGGATTAGGACTTATTCATAAAGGCGCATGGTGGAAAGCATGGGGACCAATGGTTAAATCCTTTGGTTCTGATAAAGCATTCCAAGCTGTTCAAGACTCTATTGCCGCTAAGCCTTTAGCTCAGGGCAAGAACGTCATGGAAGGTGGTAAAGCAGTATATAAACCTAGTGTGTATGAGCGTGCAGGACTAGCTATTACTGATAACTCAACGGCTCGTGAATTAGAACATATGCGTTCTAAGGCTGAGAACCTGCCGTGGGTTAAAGCTAGTAATCGTTCTTATACAGCATTTGCAAATAAACTTCGGTCTGATACGTTCGATTCGATTGTTAATGATTTCGCAAAAGCTGGTGTCGATATTACCAAAGATGACACTATGCTTAAAGCATTAGGAGATTTCGTTAACAATGCTTCGGGTCGTGGTTCATTAAAAGGTGTTGAAAGATATGCTGATGTTCTGAATGCCACATTATTCAGCCCGCGCCTAATCGAAGCGCGCATGAAGATGTTTGGTAATTCAGCAGTAGCAATGAAAGATATTGCACTAGACCCACAACAGTTTGCTATGATGGGTCCAAGTGTTCAAAAAGAATATCTTAAATCTATGATGGCTATGGCAGGTGCTTGGACTACAATGGCAGGACTAGCTGCAAGTGCTGGTGCTGATGTTAGTCTTGACCCAACTAGTTCTGATTTTGGAAAGATTAAGGTAGGAGATACTAGGCTCGACCCTGCGGGTGGATTCCAGCAGTTCTTAGTATTAGCTGCTAGAACATCACAGTTATTAAAACAGGGTGCAACAGGAGAGATGGAAGGTGGGCCTTTTGCTAAATCGGTAGCAGATATTGGAGGAAATTTTCTCTATAATAAAGAGGCTCCGTTAACTCGTTACATCCATGATTTCCTACGAGCTAAGAATAATAATTATGATAGGATGGATATTCCGGAATCAACTGCTAGATTAGTTGTTCCGATTATCCTACAGAATTTACTTGAAATTTATAATGATGAGAACGGAAACGCTGGACAAGCTCTAACTGCTATTCCTGATTTCTTTGGAATTGGCACTCAGAGTTTTGGTGGAGATATACGCCGGAGGATGTTAGGTGACTTAGGTAGTGACCTAACATACCCCCAGCGTCAACGTTCTATTTTCAATCCGTAGATTCGTCGGAGTCCAAGACTGAGGTTTTACCACAAGTATTACAGTAAATCTCAGTCTTGGTTCTCCATTTTCCAGTTACTTCTATAGCTCTTGTTTCGCCACATTTAGGGCATTTCAATTCCATTTAGATAGCTCCAGGGTGTAACCTTCCACGTCCACCCCTAGAAATACTCCCACCTTTAGTGCCAGCTTCTCTGGCTTCCTTGGAATCCCATTCATGCGCGGTTCCAGCTTTATGTGCAGCCTTACCGCCGTTACTGGCTATTTGCTTTAGCTTCTCCGGGTTCTTCTTTAGAAGTAATGCAAAACCCTTTAACGGTTTCTTTTCCTGCTCGCGCATGTGACGACTCCAATCCCGGAATAGGAATTAATTTCCTAAAAGTTTCGTCAATATACATCCCGTCGGGGAGAGCTTTACCGGATATAAATTGACTACCACAATTAACACACCTACCGTCAGCTCTAACGGTATACAAAGCGGCCCTACATGACCGACACTCAAAATACATTCCAGGCTGCATCAATTTTTCCATGGGCCTAACCAATCTATGAATGGTTTTTTATTCTCCCTCACTTCTTGTAAGGTTTCTAAGTCAATATCTGCTTCGTTAATTGCTATTTTCTTTTCATTATCTTTTTGTAGTTTATAGTAAAATTGGGACCGTTTTGCTTTTCGTTGATAGCAATACGGTCCCCAACATTTATAACCCTCAAATGGGCCACTAGTTATTAACTTGTAGGTAGTCAGGGTAGGTCTACCTCCTTTGTTTTTTAAGCCACTAGTATTCACCCCTGAGTGGAAACTTATGCCTCCTTCTGGAACCATATTTCTTTTGTCCCGTCCTCGTGAGTAATTATCTCCTTAACCCGAACATTTAACAACGCCTCGTTTAAGTCATAAGGTGCTCGTTTAATAAACACTTTAGACATTTTGATTTTATCCCCGATGTAAAGTCCTGGGGGGAGCTGCGACGAATTCATTTAGCCTTCCCTTCATAGAACCTTGTCAACTTTGTTACATATTCTTTGGTCATCTGGAAAACAACATGATTTCCTTCCTGACCAATGTTCATAATCTCAGCCTCCACAAGTGATTTAATACAATCATCCCACTCAGCAACAGTTCCCTGCATCCAGAACTTACGGTGTAAATCCGCGCGTGTTAGTTTATGCTCCGGTGCGTAGAACAATTCATTTAATAATAGAATCTTCCGCTCAGCATTAGTTCCCTCCGTTGAATCCCTGCCGATTGTAACCTTACGAACGTTACCTACTAACTGTTCGCACATATTGATAGCTGTGCGCATCGCTTCCTCTGAGATAATCAAGTCAGGTTTCTCAGCTAGCGATAAAAGCATAGCTACCTTAAGAACTGAAGAACCAAATCTGTTAAGTGTTCCAGTTCCATCCTTAATATTCTTCCGTGCTGAAGCAAATTCTCTATACCAATTTTCATAGAGGGCACCAGCAGGAGTGTAGAAATAATCAATATCCTTGTAAGCATTTTTAATTTTTACCTTGTGATAGTCTGATTCTTCTCTACTGCCTAAGGCCATAAATGGACCATTGAGCTGTGCCAATTCCTTGAGATAGGCTGCAAGTCCATCGTAATCAGGTAGCACTTCTGGTGCCACAAGTAAAGAATTAACTCTGTTTTCTTCTCGTTCGTGGATGATGAAAGTTCTGGCAAAATACCCACCACTTACATCCTTTCTCGTAAAGAAATCTGAGCTATGACTTTCATTAGTTGCAGTGAGCATTGATATAGTTGGGTCTTTTAAATCGAAAGACTCCATCTTTAACAATGACTTCCACTGGTCGGCGTTGTAGTTACGGTCATACAAGTCCGTAAGGATTGTTGTAGCAACTTTGTCTTCAACGATGGAGGAAGACAGCTCCGAGCTACAGATAAATGCTACAGCTTTTTTACTTACAGGTTGACCAGGTTTTGATTCCCCTTGGGACATCTCTTTTAGAATCCCTTGAATGGAACTCCTGCCAGAGATAACGCGCGTGTTGCCAACCTTACTTACGAGACGTTTAGCTAGATTAACTGGCGGTCCCTTCTTCATACCAGAATCAGCATGAAACATCACGTAAATGTTCGCATACATATTGAACATATGCTGGCTGAGATAAACGTTATCTTTGACAACAGCAGAGATAGAAGCAATTGCAGCCCATCGCCAAAAGTTCAACGGGGATTCAAACTCTTTGTGCTGCTCTACTACTGTGTCAATCCAGCTCATATTTTTTTACGATGCTTTATAGCTAGATTTGTTAAGGTCTCTAAGCCACTACGAATTACTGTTCTAACCACCTCAACATCTTCTTTTGGAACTTCCTGCAAAGCGGAATGAGTTTCAAGGCTACTTGTTATCACAATCGCCGAGAATCTTAAACCGTCTTTCTCAAAGTTAACCTCAATGTTCATCTCCTACCTCATCCATTTACGGAAATTTTTTTATCCAGCAGATGCGCAAACTTATCGTAGAGTCCTTCTGCCTCTGTTGCCTTGAACTTATACTTCTTAAACTCCATGTAATTATAGCCAACTTCAACTTCTGCTGGAATAATTAGTTCTCGTCGGGGCAAAGAGCAAGCCTCGAAACTAATAGGCCGCTCCATTTCTTCTTTAACAATAGGTGCAAAATAATCTACTTCTGATTCTGGCACAGTATAAAGAAGTCCGTCATGGGCTTCGAGAATAAGTCTTGCAAGTTTGGGTTCCCGTTTGCGAAGTCGCAAAGCGGCAGACTTCGTGTTATCACTGACGGACCTTTGCGGAATGTAACTAAAACTCTGTCTAAAGAGTTCTTCATCCCATCTTTCGAGGAACTGTCGTTTACCACCGCATATACTATCAATTCCATATGGTAATCCTGCTATTAACCAACGGTTATTTTTTCTTAACGCTTCGCGGATGCCTTCTTGGAAGACTTTTTGGATGCTTGGCTGGTTCCTATGGAATTTAGCAAGAGCGTCCTGAGCAAAACCTTGTGTAATTTTAATGTCAATTCCAAATTTCCTCGCATCAGTATTGACCATTGCTCGTTTAGGACTTGCACCGAGATGTCCCGCGTGTCGTAAAGTTTTTCCCACGAATCTAATTGGATGTTCGTAGCCAAGTGCTTTTTTGGAATAATCAGCTTCAGTTCCACCAAAGAACCATGATGCTGTAAGAGCATGGTAATCGTGGTGGTCAATTTTATAGAGAGCATCTTCATCATTCGCAAGTAAGAATACTACTCGCGCCTCAGCCTGAGCACTATCAACACCTAAGAAAACATATCCCGGCTCAGGAACATATTGTTTACGAACGTCATTTCCAATGTCACCATGCTTAGTAATGGTCTGAAATGCAATGCCCATTACTCGTGACTTCTTACGATTGTATTCATCACGCACTTCTACTTCAGGTCTAATAGGTGGAGACTGCTGACTTGTAGAAGTTCGTCCTGTTTCCAAGCATAAGAAATAAGTAGTCTTCATCTTACCATCATAATCTGGCATCGCTGCAAGATAATGATTAAGAGTCTTATCTACTCTACGCTTCTTAAGAACTAAATCACAAGCTGCTACCTGGTCTGGCTTAAGTTTACCAGTGTTTAAGATAGCTGTAATTTCTTCTTCGCCTGTTCCCTGACCCCGATTAGTTACACCGAAGTTATCATATAACATCAATGATACTTGCTTCGGTGAATTGATATTGATATTGTATCCGAGAATCTTCCATAGTCTGTATTGCATATCTTCCGACATGCCTACATACTTCTTGAACAAAGATTCCCGAACTTCCTTATCAATATTAAATCCCTCAGCCTCAACCTCAAGATACATTGGATGTAGTTCCATGAGGAAATTCTCAAAAAACTTGCGCGTGCCAATGGTATCTACCTCAGTATCTAATGCAAGGTCAATCTCTTTAGTTACACAAGAGTCTCTCGCGCAACCAATCATTAAGTCTTCAGCAGAACCCTCATACATTCCTTCATCTTTGTAATAAGGTTCCTCAGTCAAGATACTTGTCATGAATCCCAAGCCCTTAGGAAACTCAGGATAACATGCAAATAACTTCATCATCGTATCGGAAACAAGACGACGAATATTAAATCCAAGCCGCCTTAATTTATCTTCGTCATACTTGAAGTTCTGCCCAACGATTTCATTCTCGTCAAGTATGCGTTGAATAAGTATCCACATCTGAGCCATTTCAGAATCGGATACATTTAAAATAGATGCACTCTCTCCTTTATTCCAGAGAGGAATACACATACCTTCATTGGGATTAAAGCTAAAGCCTACGCAGAATGGAATACATTTCCCGCGTGCTTCAATATCACAAGCGGGGCGCGTAGCTTTACTAAATCGCGAAATGAAATTCAGAATCATGTCTGAATTTCTTGCGATGTAGAGATTTCTGACAGGACGATTTATTCCATTGAAGGCAGATTGCTTCTTTGCCCTAATGGTGTCGAACAAAATTACTTGCTTATTCCAATAGCCAACAAACTCCGCGGGTTCAAATATGTTTAATCCGCGCGGGTCATAAGAGCCAACAACCTTACCACCAATACCAGGGAGTATACTGCCGCGATAATTCGTAATGCCGGACTTTCCAGTTGTAGCCCAAAGTGCTATGTTCCCAAGAGCAAGAACACAGTTAGGTGAGAGAGAATTAATTTCAATCGAAAGGTTGTGAACCTGCTCATCCATATTAACCCCAGCATCTTTAGCACGCTGGAGAAATGGAATCTTACGACCACCTCTTTTATTCGGCGGAACGTAATGTTTGCAGGCATAAGTAAACCATACGTCATTTCGATTAATGTCTGACATTTTCAGGACATCATCGAATTCACGCCAGTTCTTATTAGAAGTAAACGCCGAGCCTTCGCCAAACGACGGAGATTCACCGACGATTACTAACTTTGCTGATGTATTTCCCCAACCTTTAACGTAAGGTAGAGTCATAGGGGTTCACGATTCCATCTGGCAATACGCAGCGCAGACCAATATTATTTGTAAAATGATAAATGTATTGTAAATTGGGAGGAATGTTTTTCTCGCAATCTATACATTTATATGTTGTATCAACCCTAAAATGATAACAATCTTTTAAGGTTTTATTTTCCCTGACCCAATGACAATACATAAGTATTGCATAGGTATCTAAATCCAAGAACGAATCATCAACAGGTTCATTCTGTGGTGTCTTACCTGATGAAAGTAACGCACCTAATCGTGCAAGTTTAACGCCAATCAAAACCGCGTATGACTTATACTCATCAGGAAACCAACTAGCAATTATATTCGCCCTATCAAAATTCTCCAGTGGATTGGCATTAGGGTCAGTTGTATAATCCTTGTTCTTCTTCAGATGAATTTCCTTCATCCGTTCAAGCATTTCAAGGAAGCCTGGAATCATTTACCACGGCCTTTCATTATCGTAATCATATTGGTCTTTGAGTTGACCACGCCTATCATTAAACTGTCTTAATTGCTTTTCAACAATTATAACAGCTAATTGAACGTGATAATCTTGCTGCTTAATGCGCTGAAGAACTTTAAGGACAGTCTCCGCTTCTTTTCTAGTCATGGAGTAGTATCCTTAATAGAAGCCGCGAGTTCTTTGATTAACTCAGCGGCCTCCTTGATATTGTGAATCCTATTCTTTTGGACTTGTGTCCCCGCTGGAAGTAGGCTTGCTGTCTTCCAAATTTTTTCCGCTTCCTTTTGAATTGCTTCCAGATTCTTTTCGTCCACGACTTGTAACCTCCACATTAATGGCCTTCCACTTAATGCGGCCTTTTTTATCTACGTTAGTATGCGCAGTGAACTTAACGCCATCACCCTTCTCCAAGTGCTTGAAGTTAGGCGAGTTGCTAGTTAATCCTGTCCAATGGAAATAGATTCGTTCAAAAGCAATAGCATGGGAATTAATGAATCCCCAGCCTGCCTCATTTAAGTAGGTTATTTTTCCAGTAACCCCGATATGATATTCTTTTTCCATATGTCTCCGAAATAATAGGGGAGTAGCACTATTCAACTACTCCCCTATTAGTGTGACTAATCTTCGTCTTCTTCGTCGTCGTCCGTAATCTCTATATCTTCGTCTACGTCCGTGTCTTCAGGTTCTTCTTCAACATCTTCCGTATCAGGAATATCCTCGGTTTGAATATCCTCTGAAGTAGGAGTTTCTTCCTGCTGAAGATACCACGCGCGCGAGTCTTGTTCAAACATTTAGCTCTCCTGCAAATAGGTTGAGAGTAGGGGCTGGAAATCCCTACCCTCAACCATTTCTATCTAGTTTTTACTTACCTTCCCGAACCTCACGAACAGCACGATACTTCTGGATACGATTAACCAGAGCACCATTCCATTCGCCGTTCTCAACAAAAACCTCTAACTCCTTACCCTTAGTTCCCTTGAGGTCATAAACCTCATTAGAGGTGAGCTTAGCATCCGGCGGAAGAAATGCACGGAAATAACCCTGCATAAATCCCGGTGCCTTGCTGTTAAAGTTCCAGAAGATTACAGACCCAGCGGTCTCAACCTTCTCACCATTGTGCTCAGCCTCAGTGCTACCATCATCAGCGTTATGAATGACAGTAGCCTCAACGTTGTAATTCGTTGAGTCACCTTTTTGAGCCAGCTTAGTGGTAACATCATCCACTCGCACACGATACCATGCAGGCGGAAGCAGTCGGCCACGAGCTAAATCACGGTCAGTGAACTTGATAGGCAATGCGTCTGACATTGTTGTTCTCTTTTCTGTTTGTGTTACGTTTAACGGGTGTTAAGAGTTCCGTCATTTTACGTGCTTACCGCAGCTCATAAGCATTCACACAACCTAGTGTATTGGAAGCCACTCTAGGAGGCATTCGTCTTACTCCTTCGGATAATCCAAAGAAATAAGAACGTTTAACTGCATCATCGTAGTATGCAAAGAACGAAGAACTAGAGTTCTTTCTGGCCCTTCTTTTTCCGTGTTAATAATTTCGTGAGCCAGCGCCTTGAACTTCTCCCGATAATGAGTAACGCGCATAACTCCGTCACTGTCAAGACGATGGTAGCTAAAAAGATTTTCGACGTCATCGTGTGTTCTCATTATACCTTCTCTACAAGAATCGGAACCTTCTGAGGCTTAACTACTCGCACAATCTGAACTACAATCTGCGGTTCACCAGTTTCCTCGCAGAGTTCCTTAGCATTCTGAACAGCTTTCTCAAGTGTATCCTTAGCCCACATAGCATAACTAGAACCATCTGAGCCAAGCGGATTCATCTTCGGAGAGCCAACATAAAATTTCTTCGTAATCTTTTTATTCACAAGTTCCTCTCTTAAATTTGGATTATTCTGTTGTAAATATTCATCAAACGATGTCGGATGTCGTGGGTCAATACCGTTCATTCGTGCCCATTTAACGTAACCCATATTCATATTACACCTTAATCATCTGAATCTTCTTAGCCTTCAATTCCTCAATAGCTGGAAGTAACAAGTCCTTATACAAAGGCTTAGCATTCATCTTCCATCTACGTGGTAAGTTCAATCCAGTTCGAGCGAAATCATCACCGGTATGTTCAGTAATAATCGTGTAATCACCAGGAACACTAGCACTAATAGAAGACTCAATATCAAAGTGATACACCTCTGAACAATAGCCCGGAATCTTTGCAGCTAATCGCTTTGCTGCTGTTACAATCGAGCGTGACATAACAGTTTCGCCGCCCGGAGTTTTACCACTAACTTCCATCACATGAGCAATCAAAATAATATTGCACTTATGGTTCGTCTGAATGTCTTTAAGCAAGGCAATCATTTCATTACCTGCTGAAGACTCAGCGTTAAATTCCTCGAAGCCTGCTACTGGAATACCAGCAATCTTCTTACCATCGCCAGACTGTCCCTTAATCTTAGAGACTTGGCGAATAGTCATATCCATAGCAGAAGTCATGCTATCAATAATAACTGTCTCAATCTTCTTTCCATTTACCTTGAAGTTTGAGCTAATCTGGAGTGACTCAAGTTTCTTTCTTGCATCATCCCAGTTACCGTAATCATCATATTGAACTTCATTTACATTGATGCCCCAATTCATCATTGGAACTAGCATCGACTGCATCTTTTTATCCCAACTAAACCAATATTGGGGAGTTGGAAAGCTCAGCGCCGCAGTAGATTTGCGCGTGCCAGGCTCACCTTTAAACATGTAAAATTGATATGTGGGGTCTAATGTTTCAAGTGTTGGCATTTTTCTAAAATCTCACTTAATGTTTGTATTTCTTGTTGTTGTGCTACATCCCAGGTATTCTTGGCGCAAACATTACATTCATGCATTACGCCAACACCTAATGACCCCAATCCACTTATGCGAATTATATTTCCAACTTGACAAAATTTACAAATTTGACCTGTATCATTTTTGTAAATGGGTTGTCCATATTTCATGGCTTTACTCTAAAATTCATTGGCTTAGTCGGATTATCAGGGTCAATTTCTGCTATTGTTTCCTCGGACCAATTGTTATTACCATAAGGATTCAATGGGTCAATCTCTGTTCTAATTGAAATCCCAAAATAATAATATGCAAGATATCGAGGATGCAATTTAGTAGGGTCAAGAATAGGCGCACCTTCTGGTGCTGTCCATTCACAATCTTTTCCCTCTCTATCAGGGTCACTAATTCTAAATGACCTTGGTGCAGGCTCAGCTACATCTAAATTACAGAACCATTCCGTTGCTGGAATTTCCTGCGAAATTTGCGTAGGATATGGATATACTAACGCAGTCATCGCAGTTCTCCGAATTCTATAAGTCGGAATAACTGGTTCCGCAGGTTGCTGTGCTAACATCAACAAGAGAGGAAAGAAGTTCATGTTATTTAATTAACCACTCATTCTTGACTGGCACGTAATCATCATTGCGTCGAGCGAATAAAAACCGAAGAAACCAAAAAATTTTCAACATAAATTTCCTTATTATATAGGGGGTAAGGACTATTGCTAATCCAATTATGATTAATTCCATAGTCCTCATCCCACTAATTCATTGTTTCGCCGAAATGAATCCTATCCATTGCATCAGCTACTAGACGAACAATTCTAGTAAACTTAATGTTATGCACGGGAAAGTCCATGAAAATTGCTAACAAAGTTGAAACCCAAAGTAGACCAACTGCTACGTCTTCTCTACTCCAGCCTTCCTTTGTTAACATTTCATCCATCTCTAACGTCATCTTCATTGCATCTTCAGGCGTCAGGCGTGGTATCATTGCCTATATCCCACTTCTTTCCCTTGTAGAAGTTAATACGAATAACTTCTTCTCGCATATTAGGATTCGATTCACATACTTCCTTGAATCTACAGAATCCATACTTGTTCTCACAGTGCGTATAGTTAGCGGGCCAATACTTATTTTCAGCATACTCAACTAACTTATACGCCCAATAAGGAACAATCTCTTTACTCCATTCCTCAAGTCGCGCTGCTGTATAGTTAATAGGCGCGCGTGTAAAGCGTTCTTCTAACTTGAGTGACTTCTGGAAACCAATTTTGTTAACGAACATCAGTCTATTGCCAGTAAGTAAAACCTGACCCGTAAACTGATTATTCAGATTGAGTGAATCCCTACGCTGTTTCATCGTTTTATGGTCAACAGCAAGATTACTCATCTGATTTGGAACATTTACAATCCAATCGAACTTAGCCTTCCAAATGATGCGAAGTTTATCGTCCTCATAGATTTCTTTGCTTCGCACTTCCTCAACAGCTTGCGTTTCCCATGAGTCATTCTTATAATGATTCTCATACTGAATGCAAGTATCAAGCGCGAGTGCAATATCCTCAGAGGTAGAGTTATTAACTTCCTCTTTATTTTTCGAGTAAGCAAGTGCAGCAGTCATTCCGTATGCAATTGCTTCTGCTTTCTTTATCCCATTCTTGAGAGACTTATACTTTGTTTCAAGATATGTATGAACAATGGAACCCATCTCTAGCGAGATAGACTTACCACCATTCGCCTGTAAATCTCGATTGAAAGTATAATCCGTCATCCTACCGCACGACATTAAGGATGATAGGACTTGGCTATCAAGAACGATGTTATGTTTTGGTGTTGGTAGAATTTCCATATGTCCTAATCATATTGTTGTAATGCTTGAGCTGTGTGAAAGATGGCCTTTCTTAAATCTTTTTCATTTGGCTCATCTTGTGATTTACTCAAGATATACTGTAGTTCTCTTGTAATTCTAATTAAAGCTCGCTTACGATTGAGCTTTGACATTTTCTTTCTTGCCGAGGTCATATTCATCATTCCTCGAATCCCCCATCTTTAATCCTGAAAAACTCGGACACGATGGTAACGATGATTCGTGACCTAGAAGCATCATGCTTTCTACATAATGCCTCAATCTTTGCCTCAACTCTAGGACTAAAAGAACCAGAGCGAGGAATTCTTTTCTGTGCTTCACCCCGAACTTTGGGTAATCTTTGCAATCTCAGCATAAGATTTCCAGAAGCCTATCTAACTTGGCTTCAATTCTCTCCAGTCTACTCTGTCCATTTTTCTTTCGAGGTGCTGGAGTTACTTTTTGTTTAAGAACTTCTTCAACTCTTGTTTCGATAGGCTTCTTACCGTGAGCATATTCCTCAACAACAGCCTTATCGAACTTCCAAACAATTCGTTTAGCTCCCTTCTTTACTTTATTAGTGTGAGGAAGACGCCCGAATCTAGCTAATTCAGTGACTCGGGCATTACTTACTCCTAGAATCTTCCCTGCTTCAATCGAGTTGATTGTGGGCATTATTTTCTCACCAGCTTCAGAGAAGCCATTGATTGTAGTTTATTCTTCTTTTCATTAACTCGTTTCACGATTGACGCTGCAAGTTCCTTAGCAAGCGAGATATTCATTCCCTGCACTTCGCCTTTATTCATTGCGTTGTGAAAGAATGCTCGCTTCTTTTCTACAATTGCAGCTAGTGTCTCATCAATAGTATCAGCAGCAGTCATGAAGATTACATTAACTGTCTTATGTGCAGCACCAATACGTCTAAATCTACCTGGTGCAGCTTGGTCCTCATTCTGCGGATTCCATTGACGTTCATGCATGATAGCATCACCGCAAGTCTGAAGGTTAATACCTTCGCCAGCAGCTAGAGTAGAAGCTACCATGAATGCACGTGGAGAATTATTAAACTTCTCCTGCATTACGAATCTATCTTGTGCGCTCAAGTCACTCGACAACTTTAGCACTGGAATATCAGAGAATTTCTCTTTCATCTGTCGATAGAGAATATCCATTACATCCTGATGATGTGTGAATATCACTATCTTACGTTCGTTGTTCTCGTAATATTCTTCAAGATATGTCATCGTGGAACTGATTTTAGCTAAGCCAGTGAGATGACGCATCCTAGCCATTTCAGCTAGAATGTTCATATCACTCATCATAGTTTCTTCAGTGCCACTGATTACGTGTTCATTATACCACTTCACGAAATCAGATTCAGCATGGTCGTATGTCTTCTGTTCAGCGTCATCTAAGTTAGTGAAGATGAAATCTCGCTTAACATCAGGCATTTCGATTGCAACGTCTGCAATCTCTCGACGAATAGCAATGTCCTTAATATATTCCTTGAACTTCGCTACTCGCTTAATACCACCCTGCTTAGTATATTTCCCATCCTCATAAGTATCTACCCAATCAGTGAGGAATCCCTGATAAGAATAAAACTTACTCGGTGCGAGAATATTGAGAATCGAAAAGAATTCAGAACCTCTGTTCTTCCAAGGAGTTCCGCTAAGTGCAATAACCTTTTTGCCCTTGCAGAGCATTCTGAACTGTTGCGTTCGTGTGCTATCAGGATTCTTAATCTGCTGGACTTCATCAGCCACGATAGTCTTAATGAAATCAAGCTTGGTTCTATCAAAACCCTGCTCAACTTTCTTACCGGACTTAAGTGTCTTAGACTTCGGAACCAGTAAGTCATAGCTAATGATGTAGCACTTCAGATTAGGAATTACCCAATCATTCGATTTCTCAATAATCTGGGCAATATGCTTAGGACCAAGCCAGCGTAAGATTTCCTTGAACCACTGGAATTTGATTCCTGATTTCACAACGAACAGAACAGGAAAGAAAGAATCATCAGCAAACTTAAGATTAGCTAATGATTGAACAGTCTTACCTAATCCCATCTCATCGAATACAGCTCCACCTGATTGAATCTGTAAAGCTGTTTCAAGAAAGCGCGCACCTTCAACTTGGAAGTCGAATAACTTGTATTCACCACACTGAGTGCAATGATTAATATCCCAATCATGCTTACACTCTGCAACGTGAGGTTCCCACCAGTTAGAAACTAACTTCTGATACGGTGTGCCCTTCTTGATAGTCTTAATTTCAAAGTGTCCGCACTCATAAAACAGAATCTTCTTATCTGCTTCATCACCTGCGATTAAGGTTTCACGACTAACCTTTGCAACCTTACCGCACTTCGGACACTTATCTTGTAACCGAGTAATCTTGTGTGAAATGTGATGGACTGTTTCAGTCTCTACCACAATCTCAACATCTGCGCCAGAACGAATGGAGAAACATAAGTGCATCCAAGTTCTTTAGCTTTCGCAGCCCACAAAGGACCGTGAATATCTTTCTCACTCTCAGTAAGCGCGTGTGCTACTTCATGATTAAGCGTATTTTCTACCTCAACAGCAGGATTCTGGTCTACATAGTGTGCGTTAAGGATAATACACTTATCACGATATGAACATAGTGCAAAGTAATTTGGATTATCTGACTGATTAAATCTAATGGACCAGTCAGAAAGTCCGTTTGTATCTAGTTTTTCACGAAGAAATTTCGTTGCTGCTATTCTTTCCATATGTTTGGCTCAACCAAAAGAAATAATTATACGCCGGTTTTTCCCCTTTGTCAAGTGTAATCTTTACCGTCCTAAATAGTGGACACTTTCACTAGAAGTTTACTTCATCCCTACTGTCACTAGGGATGTAGAAAAATCCTAACTACTTGCCCTTTTTCTTTTTCAATACTGGAGTAGCAATCTGCTCAACAGTCTTTTGAATTACTGTTGAACGCTTACGTTTATCCTGATGTGGAATAGGGCGTCGCTTACCTGTAACAATTAATGTATGCGCCCTACAGTATTCATGAACCCTACGCGCGCGTGTTTGTTTACCGCAACGTTTGCCGTTATCTTGATAAGTGCAGATTGAACGTATCATGATTTCTTCTGCTTATCTCCCCAAATTCCCTGTTCATTTAGGAGTTTGACTGCCATTTCAGGCGCCACATTCCTACCAACACAAGTCATTTGGATAAGTGTTTCATTTAAGCCAGTGATAAGAACTTGTGCTGCGATGCCAGTCTTATCGAAATTCTTCCTAGCTTTTTCTTCCTTAGGCTTGAGTTCCTTAACTACTTCAGGTTTATAATCAAGGTCAGCGAGTTTAATCTTATCGCGTTCTTCCTTGTGTAATCGTTTAGAGAGTTCGTTGTAATAGTGCTGGATAGCTTTCTGTTCGTTTTCTATCTCAGCTTTCTGTTGATTTACACCAAATAAAATTTGCGACAAGTTCTCGTAACGCTGGTTAATTACCTGCGCCAGAGCAAAATGTTTATTTTGGATGGACTCGTCTGCGTCTATCGCTTGCTTTAATTCAGTTATTGCCTTAATCTTTGCATTAAAAATATCTGTCGATATCTTAATGGCTTGATTTTCGGACTTAACATGAGCCAGATGCACATTCTCAATGTTCTTATGTGCTCTGAATCTTTCTTCTTGTAATTCAGGAGCTTGATACTCTAGTGCTGCATCAATATCCTTTTGGATGCATTCCTTACACATCCAAATTTTAACGCATTTAGTGAGGATAACTTCTTTAGCCTCACATGATTCACAATCCCCAGTGCGCGTGCTACCATTAGGTAACTTCGCGAAAGGGTCATTTGGTTTTTCTACTGTTTCGCTCATTCTCTAAATCCTCAACTCTTTTTTGTAGGTCTTGGACTGCCACGACTAGCACGCGAATGACTGACTCCTTTTGTTCTTCGTTTAATCGGCCTAATCTATTGAAGATTTCTACGTTCAACATTTCACCTCCGAAGTGGTGCCGCTAACTGGAATCGAACCAGTATGCTATTTCTAGCGAGAGATTTTAAGTCTCTTGTGTCTGCCAGTTCCACCATAGCGGCATTAATATTAATTAGAGCGGCTGGGGTAAGGGCCGCCCTAAATTTCTGTGTCTTATCTACCCGATGAAGTTAATCTTCCCAAACTTTCTGGGTTAACATTGGGCAATGCATTGGAGTCAATGATTGTAAATTCAGTCGTTGACTGCCACGTTGACTTTCCTTGTTCATCTACACAAAGATAAACAGGACTCTTACCTTCTTGGTCTCCGATAGCCAATATTTTTACTGGCCTATTGGCTCGGACGGCGAAGATAGCATTGTGAAACGTGGCTACATTGCGAACTTCATTCATTGTTCACCTCCGATTCCTACGTAGTGGAATTACTACTAATAGGACAGGTGAATTATGAAAGTTCAGAAGTGAAACAATGTTATTTAGAGCTATTAGGATGTCATAGTGACGTCCGCTATGCTTATTCGTATACTGTTCTCTCTATTGCCCGATATTTGTTGGTAAGTTTACAATGGGGACAACCCATTTACATCCTTAACCTCACAGTAATTTAGCCTCGGGCCTCAGCGGGCTATGAATAACTATCTTATTTAAGCTAATCCCATTCTTTCATGCGATACCCCGTGCTCGCATAGGTTGGGCGGCATAGCTTTATTCGATAGCATCCTAATATTGCAGCTGGGAACAAATGCTGCCGTAACGCTATCGCCATTTTATCGGCAGTGGCTTATTCGCATATCCGCATATTCAGCCACATTCCCAGCCCTATCTTTATTGTAGTCTATCTAACAACTCCCTTAATTCTGGACTTAATGGTGCTTCAGTCTCAGTCACAGGAGGTTTAATTCCAGTTCTACATGGAATGCAACGAGGTTTATCCTCTTTAAGTGCATCAGTATCGAGAATAAATACCTCATCACATTGCCAACAATAAGATTTCTTGCCAATAACAAGGCGCTCGATATGCTTTGGCATGTAGTGAGTGCATTCTGGAAGCGCGCACGCCCACACATTACCAAATTCTAAAGATACACGATGATATTTATGTGTATGCCGTCGTGCTTTACTCATAATATTCTCGATTCTAGCGGAAGTAAACAGGACTCGAACCTGTAACACCTAGATAAATCTAAGTAATTTTGCCATTACAGAGCTACGACATATTCTGTAGATGTAACTCTCTTTCGAGATTAAACTATTACTTCCATAATGGGGGAATATAAATACTCCCCCTAAGCCCGACATAGGGCCGACATTCTCTCTCACTGTATCCATCTAGGATGCCCGTATACTCGCGGCGAGATTATTGAGAGAAACCAACTAGTTCAAGTGTTCAATAGGTTTACTAGAGCCGCTAGTCTAATAGGCGTCGAATCTATTATCTAACTTCTCTGCCCTAGTAAACCAACTCAACACTTAACTAATTATGGGCCATACAGGACTCGAACCTGTAACCTTCACCTTAAAAGGGTGCTACTCTACCATTGAGTTAATGGCCCGTTTGGTGATTACAATAATCTTGAAGCCGCAGTAGCTACTTCAAGCTGAAGATTGAATGTTGAACCTTGAACAGAACCTCTATCGCCAATTGTAACATACCAACCTTCTGATGTTACAGCAGCTTTCCATTCAAAAAATTTACCAAATCGTGTGCCTGTTCCTCGAATCAATAGTGCTTGATTAGCGAATTCGGCAGTCACAATATCATAGATATTTGTGCTGTCGTGACTCCAAACCATTGACATTTTAATATCCTTCTGGCTTTTCCTCAGCCTCATCAGCAAATAGCTCATCAAAGCAATATTCGCACATTCCTGAGATGAAAAACTCTTTACGTCCTAACTCAGTTTTAAATCGTGGAGGCTGCTTGCAAGCAATGCAAATGTTCTGTTCTACAGCCTCATTGCGCGTCATTCCTGTAACTGCGCGTGATAAATCATCGAGTAGTTCTCGGAGTTTTGGAGCTTTGTTATCTTCAGTCACAGATAAATTCTCCATCAACGATGCTACCAGTATCAACCAATGCGTAACTTGTAGTAATTACTACTTCTGCTGCGTCTTTCCGGTGAGGAAAATTAATAGCCATAGAAGTAGTGCCGTAAAGGTCATACTGAATATCATCTTTATCGCCGCCAGAGAAAGTTCGTGGACCCATTTCGAAGCTCGTGCAATAATAATAGCGCGAGTTCATCTTTTTATCTCGTATTGAGAGTCTAAACATTTTACCTCACAGGTTTAATCAGAATCATTGCATCAGGCGCTGAGCCTAGAATTTCAGGACACGGGCCATAATATAGATTCTGAAGAAATCGCGCATGTCGAAGTGCTTCTGTAAGACCATTACATTCAGTAACAGTCTTAAGTTGACCGATTACCGAAATTACCTCGAACATTTTGTTCTCCTTGGTAAATAGTAGTTTTGGGAATCAGGGTCACTACTAAACCTTATATTGTTTATTGCGCTTATTGGGCATCACCCTTGGGCTAGCCACAATTGAGTGCTTAATACTACAGGTAACGAATTGCTAGTTTCTTGGACACTAGCTGTCCATTCTGGACCCGTTCGATGCGTCACTAATAGGTGGCACGGAGTCAACACCAGCTAACCTGTAGTATTAAACACTCAACTCTAGCCAGCTAAAGCTGATAGTTAGATTGAATTCTCCACATCATGAATAAATTGCTTCATGAATTGCGTAAGAGCCTGTAGATATTCCTTAGACTCTAAACCTTTGCCGATTCTGAACTGCGCGAAGTCTGCATATGCTCTCGCGCGCTCTGGCTCATTGCGTATTTGCTTTTCGCGTATACGCTTACCAGCTTCTCTCAGTCTATCGCCTACTGATAATTCCATACTCTAACCTCATTTCTAGCTAAAGTGTCCTCTGGAGGTGACAGTATGAGGGTAGGGTATCCCCCTCTATCTTACCACGACAGACCCTAGCGGGTCAACTGACAAGTTGTGTCACCTGCCTAAGTTTAGAAATAGTATTAGAAAAAAAAAAAAAAATAAAAAACAAAACACTCTCACTAATTCTAGGCTGACGAATTGTGTCACTAGGCCATTGTTGAGGCACTAGTCTGAGGTAGAGATATATACCCCACAGATACCGTCACCCTTTTAGGACAATAATACTATTCCTAAAACGACGTATCCACTATGCAGAGAGAGAATTTATTATGATATTCTCTGCTGATAGTGGATACCGCTCTAAGCCTAACGTCTATTTATACTCGCTTAGACGAGTTGTGGTTAACCTATACACCACAAGGTTTCATTGCACTAGTATTACATTCCAAGAACAGTCTTGGCCAGTTCCGTAGCCTCAGCCTCAGACTTACCAGCTGCGACAAGAACCTTAACCATAGACGCAAGCCTAAACTCAGGCGACTCCAGCGTAGGCTTCTGCACACCAGCCTCAGTAAGAGCCTGATTGCTAGCAGCAGCACGAGCCTTAGCATTACGCTTTGAGTTTACCAGATTGCGAATATCCTCTGCATCTGGCTGCTCATCTGCAGGAATCTCGTCACCCTTCTGCAATTCCTCAAAAGAATAGCTGAAAGGAAGCGGCTTAGGCAAATCGTTTCCATAAGCCTTAGAAATCTCTGCATTCTTGGTAACAGTCTTAGCCATTTTTCTATCTCCTAGATTCTACGAAGGTTGCCGGGACCGTCCCGAACTAGAACCATTCTAGCGCAGGCGGCTCAGCTTGTCAACAGGAAATTTTCGGTTTCTGCTGACAACCGACGTATCCAGACTCCAACACCTAATTGGATGGCCGATTGGTTTGACCTATCGAACTGTGACCGCGAACCGACCTAGACGTAAATACCAGTAGCGATATAGCTTAGTAAACTCAAATCTATGAGTAAACTTAGCTGCACCATGCCAAATTCTAAATTCGAGAATCATTAGCGTATCCTCGAAGTGTAGCGAATATATAACTCGCCTTTGGCGTCTAACACTCGTTGAGCAAAAACAAATGCGGCAGTTTCAAACGTTGAATACATCCGGTCAGAAACTCTTACAAATTTCTTAGATGTATTCTTACAATCGCCGCACATGCAATGCTTACGATGGTCTTCCATCTTAAACAAACCGTAGGGCATATTTTACTCTCTTTTCTATCGGCCATCTAATTAGATGCTGGAATCTGAACCTGCATACATACGTGTCTGTCACTCGCGTATGAGCGTATGCAGGTTCTCAGCATCTTTATTTTGTGTAATCTGTCCCTCCGGTTAGGCTCAGACATAACGGTTTCCTTTAAAACCTGAGCATTCTAGTTCATCCGCCCTAGCATTTTCTCAGGCTACCCGTTTGATTACACACGACACCTTCTACAGACGTTCTTAGCGTCCCAGTGGGTTTCTCATCCCAGCCGTCAGGTTATAGACGGATTCTGTATTTAAGTAAGCAGAGATGTATTGCATTCAACCCTGCGAACATTACGCCCAGCGTGGCGCTCAATTTTACGAGAATGTAAATTTTACGTTTTCTGCGATTCTCCGTTTCTGCCGTTTGCGCTCAGCGCGCCCGACATCCACTAGTAATGCATGGCGCTTGCCAACTTCCGAGCAAAAGATTTCCCGTAACTGCACAGTATGGCACAGAAAGAAGTGCGCGTGATTACACAGTATTGCACAAAGGTATGACACTAAATGTCTAGTGTGACAACAATTATTGTCACCTATGACACAAAGTGTTACACATTACTGCGCATGGTTATACGTGATTATACATCACACCCCTATACACTAATATACAAAGGGTCCCATAACTGCACACAATTGCACGGATATTGAATCAAAGCTTTTGTGTATTTTTTATTTGAACCTTATATCATTAACCAAAGTTTTTAAGAAAGCAACTTCTTTAGCTAGCAGAATAATAGATTTAACACACCATAACATAAGGTCCGCCCAAGGAGTATTGTAAGCATGGAGTTCAGCTACAGTTTTTGGAGCCTCATTATTAGCAAGCTCTTCAAGTGTAGTAGGGATTTTAAAATCAAACTTCATTTAGGGTCCCATCTATCTTACCGAACGAACTAGGATTATTTATATAGAAAAGTTGGTTCCATCTAATGTAAGTCTCATAATGCAGAGATGCATCATAAAACCTTAATTGTGCAAGAGTAGGTTGATAATCAATGTAAGGGACCGTGACCTGGATAATCTTCGGTATCAGGCACGCGGCTATAGACATGAGGAATGCGCGTCTGTCCATTCTCATCCTCCAACATAACCATTATCATAATGAAGAACATTAACCCAACATAACACCAGAAGCCAATGCGCGTGTTGAGTAATGTATTGAGGAAAGCAGCTGCGAAGATGATGTATCGCATGAATACACCAACTAAAACAGTAGCCCAAATTTTATCCATCATAGCCAGTCATCCAGTTTTGTATACCACCAGTTACGAAGACCGACCCATACAGAATAAAGATATTCTTTCATTATTCACGACCACGGTTTAAGAGTCTCATAAATCTTAACCATGCATTATAACGCATATATTCTTCAGCAGTCATGGCACAAATATCTTCTCAACACTGAATGATAATGGAACTCCTGGATAATTAGTAGGAGTCAGTTTATACAACCGCGCGCCATAAAGGTAATACATTGTATCGCCGGTATATAAGTAATGTTCCATCGGCATTACTTGACCGTATTCATGTTCGAGATATGCAATAGCTTCAGTCAAGAACGCGAGTGGATTATATGTCCTATCGAATGCAGTCATTAAGTCCACCTCGTTCTAGTCATTGCAGTATTTTCAAAATTCATTGGTCCCTCATAACCCGGAGGATAAACTACTCCTAAAAATTGAGAAGATAACAATTGATGTGGGTCAGTGTTACGTGACATAAACACGAAAACGATATTATCAATCATCACATGCTTAAGAGCTGTGTTAGCTACGGCTGTGGGGAATTTCTCATAGTAATGTTTCATTACCGCAAGACAATGGTTATGATCATTACACACAACGAGAAAATAATACTTCATTCGTCCACCATCATTTTGTGAATATAAGACTTTTCAAGGACTACTACTTTACCATCGAAGAACTTCAAGATATAGACTTCAACAGTTGATTCAATTTCTTTAACACCAATATATAATTTAATCTCCCTTTTTTGACCAGCATACGGCCAAACAAGAACGCGCATGTTTACTTTCTTAATGGACCTAATATTCGTTCTCGATTATGCCATTCATCTCGACACTTCGACTTACAGAATCTCTGCCATATGCGTTTAGGTTTAAATTTCTTGTCACAGTTAGCACATACCTTTAAGCTTACGGACTCGACCGTAGGGTTATGGGTCAAACCAGCCTCCCGATTTTACATGCATGTAGATGGCATTGTAGCGCGAACTGGGCTGTTCTGTCAATAGCCGAGTTGTGGTAGACTGTGCGCGGGTGTCAGTGTGCCCGGCTTTTGCTAGGATATATTATGCCGCTAGGTATTGTAAAAGACGAAGATTACAATAAGGAGTTAGGAGTAGTTCCTAATGTCAGCACCAACGACACGACAGACGTTCCTAAACCAGAAGAAGTATTCCCGAATGATTTGCCTTCAGAGACTAGCGGTTCTGATGAACAATGCTCCACGCCCAACGTTCTTGCTGAAGTTATACACATTGATAAGGGCAGAGGAAAGGGCAATACAGAAGTCCCGCAAGGAATCCGCAAAATTATTGGAGAAGCAGTAATTGAGGAAGGTAGACCAGCAGGTTTAGCTATCGCTCAGTTTCTTGGTATCTCTGATTCCTCAGTTGCAGCTTATAGTAAAGGTGCCACTTCCACGGCAACATACAATAAGCCTGATAAAGACTTAAAAGACTTTCTTGGTGAGACGCGTAAACGTATTTCAAAGCGCGCAGCCGGAAAGCTAATGAAGTCTTTACGTGAAATTAAAGATTCAAAACTACAAGACTTAACTGCATTAGAGGCATCTAATGTGGCTAAGAATATGGCTGCCATTATTAAAAATATGGAGCCTCCATCTGATAGGAATGGTGTGAATATTAACATGCCTACTATCACACTTTATGCACCACAAATGGCACACGAAAGCGAATTCAATGTCGTCCATGTCCACGAATAGCGATGATATGGAGAGAAAATACGGCTGGTTTTTGAAGGTTGTTAAAGACGTCGGCTTGCCCGTAACTATTCTCCTTGCTATTGCTTTTTGGCTGGGTGTCAGGGTCGAAGGAAAGTTTAATTTGTTAGAACGTAAGGTAGAAATACATCAACAGTTCCTTCGACAGATTTGCGTTAATACTGCTGGCCCAGAATGGGAGAAACAACGACCCTGCTGGGAAATTAAAATAAATTATGAGTAGCTTTCCTAGACCAGCATACTATATCCCAATACATGGAACTTGGGCTATAGATGAAAATGAAACGGCTTGGTGGAAAACCACTGGACCATTTGCACAATTTGCTAGACGCAATGCAATGCATCAGTGGAATAAACTTCCCCCCTTCATTTGGTCTAGTGACATTAACGGAATAGGCTACACATTTCTAGCGCCGAAGACTAAACTTGTTGATTGGTTAGCAGGTGGTTGGTCTTTAGTTTATTACTTGCAAAATGTTCCTGAAGAACACAGGAATTTTATTGTTCATTCGCACGGCTTGCAGCCGCTTCTGTTCTGTGCAAGTTTTGGATATTATATTCATAATGTGGTATCTGTATGTTCTCCTATACGTAATGACATGGAGGACATCACAGTAAGAGCTAGACCCTATATTCATAAATGGTTACATATCTACGACCAAGCCGATAGAACACAGTTCTTAGGTCAAATTGGAGATGGTAACTGGTTTGGTTCTAGGGCTAGTAAGTATGCAGATGAGAATCATAAATTAGAGAAAATAGACCATTCTTTAATTTTGAAAAAAGATTCAATGATGCATCTGTGGTTAACCCAAGGTTGGTTTGATTATTTGAGGCAGTAATGAAGAAAATTCTTTTTCTGTGCAGCTTTCTGTTATTTGCTAGTTCTGTTTTCGCTCAAACTCCACCTGCCCCAACAAGTTATGAGTTACGTATTACTGGAGCCAGCAGCTCTACTTATTCATTCGCTGCGGCTACAGTTAATTGCACTCTTACTACTGACCCTGGTGGGGCTGGGACTGTTAATCCACGCTATTTGGTGTGGGATGGTCCTACTCAGGGCACTGTATGTTCTCATGATACTGGGAATAACACTGGGCCTTTATTTGCTTTACCTATCGGGGATTATTCTGCTTCATTGGTTGCGGTAGCTACTAGCGGAAGTGTTGTAGCTTTATCTCCGCCTAGCAATTCAGTTTCTTTTTCTCGGCTGGTTCCGCCTGCGGCCAGAACGGGGTTTCGTGTTCGAGGTGCGTAATAATTCCTGCTATTGTTACACGAGTTGGTAGAGTTCAAGGTAATTGGGTAGCTACATTAGATATCGGATTAGCTGGAGTTGAACTTTACTACGGTGTAAATATTAATACAGGAAGTATTACAATCCCAGGATATAGCAGGCCAGTGCAGACTGGAGATTATTGGCCCAGTCTGTATTGCCAGTAGCTTTATGGGGGAGATGAGTTCTTTTTAATTATATTTCTCATAACCACGAGAACTCTATCCCCCATAATAAAGGATAACGATGACGACATTAACTATTGGACCGGAGCATACGTTAACTCAGGATGTAGTTTACGCGTTACCTGCGCGCTTGGTATTTGTTAAGTCGAGTGCAGCTATTGAAGTTGCAGATACTTCGGGCGGTTCGTTCGCTGCATTAACTGGTGCTAATACAACTGGTATTAATTGCGCAGGTGGATTCGTTCGTTGCACGACTGCTTCACCGACTATTCGTTGTAAGGTAATGTAGTGGCGTTTCTGGATAAATGGGAACCTACTAAACCTCAGGAGACTTTCTTAAAGCTACCTTGGACTATTAAGGAAGGATTCTTTGGTGGTGGTGTAGGTGGAGGTAAATCTGACCTCCTTCTCGTTTATCCAGTTGCGCGTGGATTACATAAGAATCCAAGATTCAAGCAACTCTTTACACGGAGAACTTACAGAGAACTTAAGTTAGAAATTGTTCCTCGTAGTTATGAATTGTATCGACACTTTGGTGCTACATTCAATGGCACCGATATGTGTTGGACATTTCCCCGCGATGACCAATATGGTAGCGGGATGAGGAATGATGGTGCCAGAATATTCATGGGTCATATTGAGCATGAGAAAGATGTTCACCAATATGATTCAATGGAAATTAATCTCTGGACACCGGACGAATTACAATCCTATACAGAGTTCATGTATCTGTATATTGGATTAACTCGTGTGAGAACTTCAGACCCAAGTCTTCCTGCTATTATTCGTGCTAGCGGAATGCCAGGCGGAGAAGGTCACACGTTTGTTAAGAAAAGATTTGTTGACCCTTGTCCTGAAGGCGGGTCAATTATAAAAGGTAAAGCGGGTATTAAGCGGTTCTATGTCCATGCAACATTAATGGACAATCCGCATATTGACCCTGAATACAAGAATAGCATTATGGCTCTGCCTGAAGCGGAGCGTAAAGCTAAACTTGGAGATTGGAATGCTTTCCAGGGTCAAGTATTTGAGGAGTTTAGAGAACAGCCTTATCCGAATGAACCAGAAAATGCACGGCATGTAATTCCGCCGTTTGAAATTCCTGATTGGTGGCCTAGAATTATGGTCGGCGATTGGGGTTTCGCAGCATTAACTTGGATTGGATTTGCTGCAATCTCACCGTCTAAGAGAGTTTATATTTACAGAGAACTTGCTTATCGTCGAACTAAGATTTCGATGTGGGCACCTGAAGTTAAATATTTCTTAGACCGAGAGAACATTAAATTAGTTAAGTTCTGTAAATCGGCAGGACAGGATAGAGGACAAGAACATACAATTCAGCAACAATTAGAAGAAGCTTTAGGTAGGCCCATCGAACTTACAGCTAATAGCAGAGGAAGTCGCGTAGCTGGTAAGATGATGATTCATGAATTCTTACGATGGACTGATAAACCTAAAACTCCTGAAGATGAGATTCCGCCTTACGATGAAGCTACGGCATTAAAGATTTATCGTAGGAATGGACAAGCTGCTTACGAGGAATATTTAAAACTTTACGAACCACCAAAGATTGAAGTTGAGATTATACCTCGATTACAAATCTTTGGACCGTCAGAACATAACAAGTCAGATGGTTGTCCGATATTAATCGAAGCCATCAAGACTTGTGTGTATGACGATAACAATGTAGAAGATATTGCAGAATTTGATGGTGATGACCCAATTGATGGGTTAAGATATATTTGTGATGCGGCAGATGCTTTCATTCGTGAGTCACAGACTACATTTGAAAAGATTCAAAAGCAGGAAGTTTTAACTAAATTACTTGAGAACACTCAAGACTGGACTGCTTTCTATCATCAAATGCGAATTCTTGAACCACGAAAGAAAGCTAATCCTGCAATATCAAGATATAAACGAAGGCGGCATTAAATGTTTAATTGGTTTAAATCTCTATTAAAAGATACCCGCGCGCATGAACTCGAAGTGCTGAGGCTTCAGAATGAACATGAGCTGGAAATGGCTGCTGCTAGAGGGGAATACGAATACCAATCTAGTATCTGTCAATCATGTGAAACTCTGAAGTCTCAGCTGTCAGAAGCAAATCGTTTAATTAGAGATTTAACCATTAAACCGGAAACACGTGAGGTTGAAGATGATAAACCTCGTGGTAATCCAAAGCCTATTCAATCGGGTTATAAACCGTGGTCTGTTAGGCGTGCAGAACTAGAAGCTGCTGACAGGATTAAAGCACAACAATTAGTGGCAGAAAAAGAGAAGCCAATAACTGTTGATAATCTTGATTCTGTTATCGCTAAAGTTTTTCAGTCTGCTGCTGACGAAAGTAGAGCCGATGCCAGGAATTCTTGAATACTTCCGGCCTAAAGTAAGTTCGCAGAATTGGCCGCAGTTAGATACAGCTTGGGCAGGACGAGAAATCGAAATGCCTAAAGAAACTGCTGCGGCTAATAAAGTTAGGCCAATGAACTGGTATGAAAAGAATTTTGCAGCTCCGGATGCTGATGCTATTACTTGGCCTTGGGGAACAATCGCTCTCAATAGAGATGTGATTGAGAAGAACAAACAAGATTTAGGCACAGTTCTTGCACATGAATTAACTCATGTGAAACAGAATCAAGGTGGTCTATTAAATACGCTCAAAGGATTATATCGCTCAGCGAATAGTTCTTATGATGCAGACCCGAAAGAACAGGAAGCTTTTGCATACGAAGGCACTAGACCTGTTCGGACTAGAGATATTTCTTTAGACCCACCTCCGGTTAGGCGCAAAAAATGAGTGCAGAAAACGACCGGATTGTAGAACTTCTTAAGTATGTAGCCGAGGAGTATTGGAAAGAAGACCAAACTACTCGTGAGCTACAGTTACGTAAATGGCGTAGGCTCAAGTTATTATGGGAAGGTTTTACTAGAACCTGGTATTCGGAAGTCGCGCATGATTGGCGTGTATGGGAACCTTCACAGGCTGATGATGGTGGTCAGCAGGATTATTACGATAAGCCAATTAACGTTTTCCGTGCTTATCTTGAATCTATTATTGCTGCGTTATCCATTACGATACCGGCAATTAAATGTTATCCCGATGATGCGGATAATCCGCTCGACTTACTTACAGCCAAAGCTGGCGACAAGATTGGTAAATTAATTTATCGTCATAATGATGCTAATTTAGTTTGGCTTCAGGCGTTATACATTTATTGCACTGAGGGAATGGTAGCTTGCAAAGGCTACACTAAAGAATCAAAGGAATACGGAACTGTTAAAGAGAATGTAACTGTTAATGAAGCTGAGTTGCACGAAACTAAAATTTGTGCACTTTGTAAATTCCAGTTAGCTGATTCTATCCTCTCTGGGGAAGCAAAAGATGAGTTTGGTCCAGATGATGACGATGCTTTAGCGCAGAGTTATCTTCAGGCTGACGCGGAACTTTGTCCTCAGTGTTTAAATTTTGGTGCTCCAGAAACTCAGCGCCATAATTTAATTGTTGAACGTATTACCGGAGTAACAGAGAAACCTAAGTCTCGTCAGTGCACAGAAGTTTATGGTGGCTTAAACGTAAAAGTTGCCAACTATGCCCGCACGCCTGCTGATACTCCTTATCTATTTTTTAGTGAGGAAATGCATTACGCGCAAGTCCGTAGCGAATTTCCGCTCTTATGGAATGAAATTACTCCGGGCAATGAAAATGCGTTAGATTATTACGAGCGTTGGGCACGTTTAAATCCACAGTATTTAGGGCAGTATCCAGATAATACAACTACAGTCAGGCGCGCATGGTTACGTCCTTGTGCATTTGATTGTTTAGAAAATAGAGAAGATGCAGAGTTCTTAAAGAAAAAGTTTCCGAATGGAGCACGAATCGTTTTAATTAACGAGCATTGTGCTGAATATCATAACGAATCATTAGATGATATTTGGACCATTACTCGTAATCCGTTTAGCGATTACATTACATTCGACCCGCTTGGGTTGATGTTAACTTCAGTTCAGGAAATTACAAACGACTTAATTAGCTTAACTTTACAGACTGTTGAACACGGAATTCCACAGACTTTCGCTGACCCCGCAGTATTAGATTTTGATGCTTACGGTCAGCAGGAAACACAGCCTGGTGCAATTTATCCAGCTACTCCGAAATCTGGTAAGAGTTTACAGGAAGCATTCTACGAAGTTAAGACTGCTACATTAAGTCAAGAAATTATGCCATTTGGCCAGAGTATTCAGTCTCTAGGTCAGATGGTAGTAGGCGCACAGCCTAGTCTGTTTGGGGGAGATTTACAAGGAAGTAAAACAGCTAGCCAATATTCTATGTCAAGAGCTCAAGCGCTCCAAAGACTACAGAATACATGGAAGATGTTTACTACTTGGTGGAAAGAAATCTTCTCCAAAGTAATTCCAGCGTATATTAAGTGTGTTCGTGATGATGAGAGATATGTTGAGCGAGATGCAACGGGCAACTTTATCAACATCGTAATTCATAAAGCAGAACTTGAAGGTAAGTTAGGTAACTTTGAATTAGAGGCTAACGAGAACTTACCTATTACCTTTGCACAGCAGAAGGATGTTTTAATGCAGTTGTTGCAGGCTAGCAATCCGCAGCTTATGCAATTACTTGCTAATCCAGAAAATCTGCCGTTGCTTTATGAGGCTCTCGGAATTCCTGAACTTTATATTCCGGGTGAAGATAGTCGTAATAAACAGTATGAGGAGATTAAAGTTTTATTAAGTTCGCAGCCAATGGAAATGCCTCCGCCTCCAGAAGTATTAATGGATGCAGAAGCAGGAGTTCCAGTGGACCCTGCATTGTTACAGCCTCAGCAAATGCCATCTGTTGAAGTTGGCGAGTTTGATGTTGATGCAGTAGAACTTGAAATTTGTATTAAATGGTTAAATAGTGAAGCTGGTCTCCAGGCTAAATATGAAAATCAGGCTGGTTATCAGAACGTGCTTTTACACGCGCGTATGCATAAGCAGGCAATGCAAGCTAAGATGATGGAAGAAATGATGCAACAAGGGGCTTTAACTGGTAACGGTGCTACGCCAAATGAAAAGCCAAAAGAGACTGATAAAGAAGCACCTATAACTGGAGACGGAGATGTTCAAGTTAATTAAAAATGAATTATTAGGTCCAGAAGATGCTGGTGGGGGTTCTGTTACGCCTCCACCAGTTGAAATGAACCAGCATGATTTAGAGAACTTTTTAAAAGATGAGGAAGGTGAGGGTGAAGGCGAGCCTGAAACACTCGACCTGAAACCTGAAAAAATTAAAAGTCCGGAAAAAGAGGAAGTTAAAGAGGACGAAGAAAAAGAAGATGACGAAGAAAGCGATGAATCGGAGGAAGATGAGGAAACTCTCGAAGATGAGCTTGAGAAAGACCTTGAAGAACCCGATGAGGATAAGTTAGAAGAACCTACGGATATTCCTGCATCTCGTAAAGAGATGTTAGCTAAGTATCCAAAGTTATTCAAAGACTTTCCTCAATTAGAAAAAGCTTTCTATCGTGAGCAGAAATATACCGAAATATTTCCGACGATTAAGGATGCTGAAGCGTCTCAGGATAAAGCTCAGACTTGGGATAAATTGGAGAGCCAGTTACAACAAGGCGAAATTGCTCCAATCTTAGAGGCAGTAGCACAAGGGGATAAAAATTCATTCTATCGAATGGTAGATGAACTTATTCCAACCCTGAATCGTATTGACAAGGATGTAGTAACTCATATATACTCTGGAGTAATTAAAGAAGTTATTACAGAGATGGTTGCTGCGGGCAGTAAACAGGGTAACGAGGGATTAAAAGCTGCTGCACAATTGGTTCATCAGTTTGTTTATGGGCCAAAAGAGTTTCAGCCGCATGGTAAGTTAGCACAAGATAAGCCGAAAGATGACCCGCGCGCTAAGGAATTAGATAATAAGCAGCGTGAGTTCTTTCAGCGTCAGTTCAATCAGGCTAAGGGTGAAATTACTACGAAAGTAGAGAATGTAATCAAGGCCACGATTGAACGTAATATTGACCCGAAAGAGTCAATGAGTGAATACGTTAAGACAAAGGCAGTCGGTGACGTATTCGCAGATGTTCAAGAAGCAATTAAAACGGATAAGAGATTTCAGGCAGTAATTACTCGTTTGTGGGAAAAAGCTGCAAAGAGTGATTTTGCAGAGAATGATAAACAAGCAATACGTTCTGCCATTTTATCTAAAGCAAGACAGCTGTTGCTCCCAGCTATACAAAAGGGGCGTAAAACTGCTTTAGGTGGTAGGACTGAGAAACCAAAGGCTAATGGTTCAGAGCCTGTAAAAACTGGACCTCAAGAAAGAAAGACTCCTGGGAAATCCGCAACCCCTAATAGCGGAAAGTCGTATCGTGAACAGGCTAAAGCTATTCCAAGGGATGTGTCTACACG